ATTCCAAACTTTACCTGTAGCTAACACCCAACCTTCTGCCACACCATCCCAAATAATTTTCATACCTGCAGATGCAATAGGTTCGTCATTAATGATACAAGTATAAGCTAAACCATTCTGTTCTAACTGCATAGCATCTCCATCGTATTGTGCATCTTTATCCATAAGAACGTGGTTCATTTGATTAGCAAGAATAATCTTACCATGAGTTGCTATATAAGGCACGATTTGTAATAAATTTTTAGTCATTGGTTTGTAAGTCTGGGTATAAAGATAAAACAGTTAAAGGTAAAGGTTGTGTTTGTCTAACAAAAATAAAACCATCTGTATCATAATTACCTCTAAATTCTACTGCTTTATCACCAGTAAAAGGAGGTAGTCCTTGATCCATAACATCAGCAGATGTTCTAAATGGTATTCGTTCCATATTGTTTAAATTTTCTCCTACTTCAACTCCGATAGATTCATAAAGTCTTATAGTAATTTCGTATATTCTTTTTGTTTTAGCTTGTGATGTTCCGTTTTGTGAACCAGCATCTATTCTCATTGTTTGTAATATTGAATTATAACCTAAACCAATCTTAACATCAGTTGATGCTCTGTCTAATGTAATTGAACCAGAAGATACAATTTTAGTAGGGTGAGTTGCACCATCAGCTAAGATATGAACTGTTTGACCTTCTAAATGATTTAGTCCTGATATAGTTGTAGCTGCTGCACCACTATAACTTAAAGAACTATCTAAAAAATTAAATGTCGTATTGTCTGTTTCTGTAAAATCAAATGTATTAATATATTCTACATATCTTCTAGTAATACCATTGATAGTTCTTTTAACAATAACCCATGTTTGGTATTCAGAATTATCTGTAGGTATAACTGCTACACTTTCACATTCAGCTTTAGTTTGACTAACAGCAGTTAATCTTGTTGTGTCAAAACTTTTAATAACTAAATAAGCTAATCCTGTTGGTGTAACTTCTGTTATAGTTAAAACATTAGATGCTACAGAAGACGTAATACCTGTACCTGATGCGGTGTTAGCTGTGTTAATAGATGCGTTTAAATTTGCAGCTGTTACATCATTACTTGTTTCTATTTTAAATTCTTGAGCAGAAGCTGTACCTGTTGTTGCAGTTAAAGTAACTAATGTACCATCTGATTTTTGAAAAACAATTCTTGTTCCTGTTACAATGTTAGCATAATCTGTAACTGTAATAATAGGTATATTCACAATGCCACCAAAAATATGTCTATGCCAAGCAGTAACTTGCTGTTCTCTTTGATATGTTAATCCTACAAGTTCACCATCATCTCTAACTCCCCAAATAATTTGATTAGGTTCTTGTTGGTAACTCATTTGTGTTAGTCCGCTTTCCGTAATATGTTCTGCAAGTATAGTCATGTCAGGTGCAATGTAACCATCAACATCAAAATTATAAGCAAGTTCTCTTACTTTTCTTTTAGCTCTTTGTAAAAATAATGTTGCATTACCTACAGCTATTGCATCTACATTAGCTGCACCATGATTAGATTGTTTTTTAATTAATATGTTTGTTGGTGTAACAGCACTATCTGTACCACCTCCACTTACTGTAAACTCACCACCAGCTGTACCAAGAATTAAAGTTCTTGTAGCTGTCATAAATCTAATTGCGTTAACTTGGTTAGATGCAATCGTATAAATAATAGCATCATCATCTGCTACAGTACCACCAATGTTTGCATCCATGTTTTCATAATCACCAGATTTTGAAAAAAATATAGTTTGTGGTTGATCAGTTGTTCCTGCAAATACTAATCGTTGTTCAAAAAAAGTTACGCAAGAAGGATGACCTGTAGTATCTGAAAAAGCACCAAGAGACCAATTGGCAGATGCGGTTGCTGAACCCATATCTACAATAATTTCCATAGTAAAGTTTAAAGTATCTGCAACTGCTGTAATTTTTCCATGACCATCTACAAATTGAATTAATCTTCCAACATCAGTAGATTGAAAACCTGTATTATTGTTAATACCTGTTATAGCTGAAGCTACTACTGTAATTCCTGTTCCTACTGTGTGAGCTGATGGATTTAATGTTGTTGCAGTAATGTTTTGATCTAGGTATGGACCATTAGTAAAATCTACATCTGTTAATGTCCAAGCAGTATGAGCTGTCCGAGATAATTTTTCTACTTCGTGTGCAGGGTGAGTTATGTACATTACATCTGCTGATTGAGCAAACTTAATATCAAAAAGTTGTGCAGTTGTATAAGGTGTTACAACTGTATAAACTCTATTCATAGTTCCAGCAGAACTATAAGCTGTATAAGCTGTAGTGTTAATTGCTACACTATCTTTGTCTGTTAAAGAAAAAGTATTAGCATCTATTTTGACAACTAAAAATCTTATATCATTAAGTTCTGTCATACCTACAACAGCAGTAATAAGTATTTCATCTCCAGTTTCATAACCATGTGAACTACAAGTAATAACTCCAGGACTAGCTTGAGTAATAGCTGTTATAGTTTTATCACCTTCTAAAATTGAACCATTGTCTTTATAAAATCTTATTTTTAAATTTGAAAATTCCAACATATAAGTTTGAGTTGTAGAAAATTCAAAAGGTATAAGTCTTGTTTTGTTATCGCTATCTGCTACTTCAGCTACAAATGTACTGCCTGATCTTCTTGCTGCTGCACCATGTGGGTATACAATAAAGTTTTCTAATCGTTTACATCCTGAAGAATATTTAGTTAGATCATTTCTACCATCTAATCGTGGTGATAACTCTCCGCCTGTAAAATTTGTAAGCTGTGCTGCAACTCGTGCCATAGATTAATACCTTGAATTAATAAAGGTACTAGCTTCTATTGCGTCTGTCATTCCAAGATCAGGTGAATTGTTTTGACCTTCAGTTGCATCTACAAACCTAGCATCCTTTAATTTATCTTGAAATAGTTGATACATATTTTGAGCTACAGGATTAGATGATGTAACTCCATAAGCAATGTCTGCTCCTAATGCTGCAGATAAAGTTTCTCTTAATAGTTCATCGTATTCATTAGGGTCTGTAATTCTTGCTACATATAAAATTTTCATAGAAGAAGTATTAGTTAATATTTTTCTACCTTCTACTTTGTAATTAGAATCATAATCTAATATTCTTAATAACCTTAAACAATCTGCAGGTAAGGTAAACTGATAACTAAAACCCCAAGCTGGAGTTGCTGTATCAGCTGCTAGTGCTACTCTTTTTTGTAAACAGTTCCAAGGATGTGATCTAAATAATGAATCTCTAACTTGTGTGTATCTTGAATTGCACAGTCGTGCATTTTTTGAATCTTCTGTTAACGACAGAATAGTAGTAGCACCTAATTGATTTAATGCTCCATTACAAATGTCTACTACTGATGCCATTGATTATGATTTTTTCTTTTTTGGAAAACCAGCTTTCATATTTGCGTAGGCTTTCTTTGTGATTGTACTTTTCTTTTTTGATCTTGAAGTTCCTGCTTTTTTTCTTGCGTTTATGTTTTTGTATAAGCTCATGTTATCTCCATTGTTTATATATTAAAAAATGGGGGATTTCTCCCCCACTTTATATTTATTTATTAGTCTATTGTATACTCAATAATAAAACTTAAATCACCAGCAGTATCACCAGCTGCATCAAAAGTTAATGCAACATAATAATAGCCACCAGGATCAGACGATTGTCCAGCATCTTGCCAAACTTTCTGTCCCATTGTATTAATGTTTCTAGCTTCAAATGCTACTTCAGTTCCGACAGTTACAGCACCTCTAAGGTCTGTAATTGCAGAAGCATAAGCATCATCGTCAACCGCAGCGATAGCTGTTGAGTATAATCCAACGTCTGTTGTAATAGTAGATCCAGAATCTAAGTCATCGTTAAATAACTTGATTGAAGAAATACTAGCATTAGTTGGTATAGGTGCTAACATAACTGTGTCTCCAGACGACAGGTCTCCAGCAGCTAAAGCAATAGTACCTTGTGCAATTCTTTTTGCACCATGTAATTGCTGTGAGCTATTTTTAACCTGAGGAACTGCAACAAAGTTAGTTACTATATCTGTATTTACGTTTGCCATAATTTATTTCCTCCTATTATGATTCTGTACATTGTACTTCAACAACTTTAGCTTCTTCCATTCTAGTAGCACCGATGCTCATGCAGTAGTACACTTGAGTGGCATAAGATTTGTCAGCTCTTTCGTCTATTCTTGCGTTGACATCTTTGCCAACACCTAGAGCTATTCCATCTTGTGCGAAAGCTATACATGATCTAGTTGTGCTAGATAATGCTAGTCTGTTTGATACAATGAAGTTAAAACCAAGAAACGAGTTTACTTCACCATTAGCCAATGCTTTGACTGTGTTGAAGTCTGAACTTGTAACCTCAGTTGTTCCTAAAAGATCAGTGATCTGTCTCGGAGATACTATGATGTGTCTTGGTATAGAAGGATCTACATCACCTAAATCAAGAGTTTGCTTAGCAGTTCTTAATTTAGCGATAGTTAAACCAGCAGAACCATGTACGATTTGATTCGCATTGGCTGTGCTTGTTGATCCTGTCTCACCAGTATACGCAGTACCTAGTGCAGCAGATATGATTACATCATCCATAGCTCTTCCCATTGCCATAGCAGCGGCTTGAGCATAAGATGAAGTTGGGTCTATTAAGAGCCTTACTTTGTCTTGTTGATCGATTAAATCAGCAAATTCATAATCAGCTAATGATACTCTTCTTCTTGCGTGAGGTGTATCAATTTGCGGAGTGTCTGAATGTCTGCTAGTTTTTTCAACTGCAGTTACTGAGCCAACCTGATCGAAGAAAGCATTTTTTCCTACAACACTTTCAAGTCTGACTTTGTCTCTTAATAACGATCCCATTTGTTGAGATAACATTTGTATGTTAGCAGAATACTGCTGTACAAATGCTGTAGTTATTTGTGATGACATATTTGTCTCTCCATTTATTTGTTATTGTTAATGTTAAAACAGAAAGGTTCTCCATCAAATTGATAGGCAATTCTTGCATTTAAGGTCTGTTAGACCACAGTCTATTCCTAGTTGTCAGTAAGGTTCTTACGAATTGTCTTACTAATAACCCCTTACATTAATTTAGAAAAAAATACAAGGGGTTAAAAATTATTCTGCGTTTAACATTTCTCTTAATGTATAAACTTGTTGTACTGTTTTATCATGATCTGGATGTTGTTTGTTCCAATATGGTCCTTCACGATTATTAGTAATAGTAGATATTTCTGATTCAATATCTGTATTAGAGCTAACTTGTTCGCTTTCAGTTGAAACTATTTTATCTTCTGACATCATACTTGCTATTTTAGCAAATCCTCTAATGATTTCAGGATGATCTCCTACTCTCATACCATTTTTAAGTTCCATATCTAATATTTCTGGATTCATATTAGCTTTAGCTAATGCTCCAGCTTTCTTGACATTAGTATCAAACTCTCGACCCCACTCTTGTCTTAACTCTTGTGCAGACTGAGCTTGAGCAGTTTCAGTATCAACTTTAGATTGTTGAGCCATACCTTCCATATTATTTTTATAAAAATCTAAAATACCTTCAGCTTGTTTTTGATTTAAACCTAGCTTATGTGCGTTCTCAGCAAATTGTTTTATAGAGCCTTCATCAATAGGAACAGTATCAGACTTAACATTAAGTGAATATTTATCAGCAGATTCTGGTCTACCTAATTTATCATACACTTCATTCCATTGATCTTCAGTTGAGTTTTTGTTTGGCACAGCAACTTTATCTTGACCAATCATTTTAGTTGCATTGATATATGACTTTGCAAGTGCATCTATCTCTGTAAACTTATTTATGTTTGGATCGTTTCTAAACTCTTCAGATATTGCTTCTTTCCAAGTTTTATTTACTGTTGGTTGTGGTTCTGTTGTTGATGCGATTGTTGTTTCAACTGGTTTTGTTTCTGTAGTTGTTGGTGTCGTTTCTACAGGCGAAGCTGGTTGCTCCGTTATCTGTTCTGATGACATATTTATTTATCCTTTTCGTTTTCATTTTGTAGCATTGCTTTTATAAATAGAAGGATGCTACGTTGACCTTCCATGTATGCACTCTCATGACTATCTCCTTTGATATTAGTAGTAGTATGATGATGACATCTTTTTTCTAAATCAGACATAACTTGTTTACCTTCGTCTGTATTAAAAATATATTTATAATTACTTTTGATTTGCTCAACGTATTTTTGAAAGTTTTGTTCTTTGTCTTTTGATTGACCCATTATTCTATATCAGCATTTGCAACAGCTCTTGCTTCTTCCGGTAAGGCTTTTGCAAGTGGAGCTATATCTCCTCCAGCTTTAGCCATCTGTTGTACTTGTTGCATCTGCATTTGCTCCTGTTGTTGTTGTTGTGCTTGTTGTCTTTCTGCAGTTACTTGACTTTGTGATTTTAATAATTTTTGTGGAACACCAACTATTTCTGCTAAGTGTTTAACTAAATTATCAAAATTAATATAATCAAATACAGGAGCTACATTAGCTAAACTTCCAAGTATTTCAATAGCTCTCATGATCGATTGAAGTTCTGTGGATTTCTGTGCTTTAGCTAAAGGTGAAACATATTCAATTTCTATATCTTGACCTGATAAAAATTCAGGTGCTTGAGGTAATTGATTGTTTCTTAATAGAATGTTGAACACTCTATCAATTAATGGTTTTAATAATTCTGATTGTAATCTACCTAAGACAGGTCCTAACAATCTCATCTTCTCTTCGTTTCTTTGGATAACTTCTGTTGCTGTCATTTGTGGACCATCTTGCATCATAAGTTGGTTTACATAGAACACAGCTCTAATAGCATCTCTTCTTTGCTCTTCCATGTTTAAACCTAATGGATTGTTTGCACCAATGTTTAATGGTTCAATTCTATCTCTTGTACCTGATCTATAAAAATTTAATCCACCTGGTACAGTTCTAACTGGTAATAAAAAACCATCATCAGGAACTAATAAAGGTGGATCTACTTGTTTCTGTGCAGCTTTAATAGTTGTCTTAGACATTTCATTTAGCATTTTAACATCTGGTAGTGCAGTCATAGCAGGTGATCTGCCATAGATTTCATGTGAAGCTTTTAAATATCTTGGTACTACAAACGGAAACTCTTTAAATCCAGATACAGATAATTCATTTTTATTTTTGTATTCCATGTACACCGATTCGAATGGCATATTCTTTTTATCTTTTTTATTAGGATCAAAATCTGATCTTGGATAAACTGCGTGTATAATTTCTATTTCTTGGTAAGGGTCTTTCTTTTCCATAGTTAAAATATCTTGAGATACTTTATCGCCAAACTTCTGCACGATAGCTCTTGCTGATAATTTAAACTTTCTATAGATGGTATCTATTCTACCTTTATCATTTTCCGCAATGTAAACTTCATCAATGTGTCTTGTAGAAAATTTAATTAAATCTTCTTCATCTTCTTCAATAAACATAGCTGCTGTACCAAAGGTAATAAGATCGTGATACAATTCAAAAATTTCTTGTTGAAAGTTTGATCTGTTAAATGCTGTGTACATAGCATCTGTTGCAGATTCTAACCAAATTTTAGATTCATCTTCATTGTCAACTTGTTCGTTTTTAAATTTTAAAGTAAACCAAGGTGTAGAAGGATTAGTCATCATGCCATGTAAAGATGCTGCTAATAATTCTAATGCTTGTAAAGGGGAACTGTCAAATATAAGTTCCATTCTTTTATCGCCACGACTTCTTCTTTTAGTAACATCTGCTTTTCTTGGTAGCATATAATCTGCTACTTCTTGCCAATGCGTTTCCCAGTTTTGTCTTTGACCTGCTAGTCTATCAAAACGTGCT